CATAAATTGAAAAATAAGCGCATCTAAATAAAAGTGAATTAACAATAGAATTAATATAAACTGTTAAATTTTGACCTGATGGATTAGAACCTGTATGAAGAACATAATCTCCATTATAAGCCATCATAGGTTGACTAATATCTGTAGCAATACCTTCCATAATACTGATATCTTCATCAGTATAATTATTAGAAGCTTTGCCCATATCAATCAAAATTCTGAAAGCTGCAGAAATTAATTGACTAGCCATTCTAAGATCATATTTGCTGTAATCACCAGCTAAAATACGATCTGAACCATGTTGCTTAACGTGCACACAAAGTTCATTCCATTCTGGACCTGAAGTATTAACTCCAACTGCACATTCAGAAACTAATGGTACAATAGAAATAATCCGGGCCAATGGCAAAAAATATTTTCGTACTAATATTTGTAAAGCCATAGGTGCAGCTTGAAAAACTCGAACTTTCTCCTTATCTAAGGGAGTAGGTTCATCCTTCAAGGCTGCTTTAAACACTGGATAACAGCGTCTTCCAGCTAAATATTCTGCCGACATTCTTTCAGATTCAATCCAAAATTGGTCAGCTAATTCAACTGGGCAAGCAAAATCCGTAAATTCTGCGGGGTCCAACAACGTCATATAAGCAGATTTAGGTCCTGATAAAGGATATCCAACTGATGTTGTAGGTTTCATCTTATCAATAAAACGCTTACCATCTATACCACAAATAGTTTGCATTTTAGTCAAAGGACGAATTTGATCAGCCAATTCAGGATTATTGGTAATCATTTTAATAAGCGGTATTTTATAATCAATTACAGCTTTTTGCAATAAATCTCCTCTCATTCCAATTGATGGACAACTAGAATGTTGAAGAGATGTTTGCCAAGGTTTCCATCTGTGAGGCCCAAATTGTGGACCTCCCCATTGTTGAGGAACACCTGTTACTTCTTCAATAAATGGAGAAATTTTTGTAGGAACTACAGTCGTTTGCATAATACTACGACCTTCAACAGATCCAAAAATCTGCAAATTATTTCCTTTAGGTAAAAAACGAACAGGACTTTTAGAATTAATTTCTTTCCCTTGAAAGAATTTAACACCAAATTGTTCTGTCATAATAGTACCTGAACTTTTAGACAATAAAACACCTTCTATTGATCTAAGTTTGGTTTCTGCAGCATCTAACATGCCGATAGTAAAAGAGGCAGCTCCTCCTCTTTTCCCTTTTCCACCAAGATGAAAACCAATGATTTGTTTATAAATGGAATCACTCACCAGTGTTCCCATACACATACCATCAAAAGTTTCTTCATTTAAAGTATAATTAAATCCTTTAAATGTACCTGCTAAAGTACGCACCAAACCTGGTGTAACAATAGCTTTGAAATCTTGTCTCAAACCAGATTTCGATTTGTAAATCATAGTGGCAGGTACTTTTCGATAATCGCCTACAGCGAAATATTGACTTAAGTCCTTAACACTACATGAATTAGAAATCCATGCAAGATACAAATCAGTATCAGGAATTTTAACAGCAAAACGTTTACTAAGACATGATTTAAAATAAGCTCCATTAGTTTCACCACCTCTTCGGTAAAACTTTGCAACAATTTCGTCTTCAGTCCACATATGAGCTGGAATAATGGCTAAATTAGATTTAGGAAAAAATGCATCAGCATATCGAGTAGATTTGCTATCAGTTAATTCCATATAAAATAAATTAGTAAAAACATTACACTTTAATTCCTCATGAGTGCATCGAGAAGAAATTTCAGTAGTAGCTAAAGGTTCAATATGAACTTCAGCCCACTGATCTTCCTCTTTATCACGAGCGTTAATTTCACCCATAGATGTAGGTGATAAAACTCCTTGTGAAGTCAATGCTTTGGCACTTCTGTAAGCACGAATCATCATATAAATAATTCCTAATAAAGTACCAGTGGCTGCAATAGCCTTGACATGATTATCACGAATACGTTTAAAAACAACGGGCATAGCGCCATTGAGATCACGTAATCTTAAAATCAATTCATTTTTTCTTTGATATAATTTACGTACAAAGAAAAAAGTAGATCCTGTAATTAACATAAAAGATAATACAAAACTCCATAATAATGTAATAAAA